TAGAGGTTATCGATTCGTGACTCTCATCAATCACTTTAAGTAATTTACTATACTTTAATCGAGCACCGTATTTGTTTAATTGTGAAGAGTTAGCGTATGTTGTTAAATTCCTCTGTACGATCGTTGATACGAATGAGGCACTTGGTGCTAAATTTGTGTTGTAATAAACTTTACTGTTTGTTTCAATAAACAAATATTTTAAATCTAATATCTCAGGGACAATTCCAGCAACTGCATATTTTTTTAAGTCCCTTTTGATATTTTGTTTTATTAAATTCGGTACAAAATCACCATTTCTTGGTTTAATACTAATAAAAACCTTACCATATTGAGGTGGAACAAGATCCTCACCACCGTAAACAGATATTGATTCAGCTTCTGGATAGATTTTATTAGGAATTAAAACTTCGTAATCATTTGCACTTAAAGCTCTGTTTTGTGTTGCGTAAATTTGTGGTGCATATTTACGAATTGAATCAATATTTTCGATACTCTCACCACCACTTGATGAACCTTCACTTGTTAATAAAGATATTCCACTTGTTACAAATATTTCAACAGAGTTTCTTACAAATGATAGTGATCCAGAAAATGTAAAATTACTTATACCGTTACCATCTGATCCATTAGTTGTAATATATGTAACTTCCACCACATTTCCATCTTGTAGTTTTTTTCCAAATATACCATCACCAAAAATTACCTCATATCTTTCACTTTCAACCTCTTGAATGAAGTAAATATTTGAATTACCATTAATTGTTGTACCAGTATCATTATCAAAAAGACTGTCATGTCGATTATAAGTGGTTCTAACTGACGATTGTGATGATGGACGAACATTTACGACTAAACTGTCCAAATCAATTCCACTATTTGGTAAAATAAACTTTTGAAATGGATTTCTAGTAGAAAATACGTAACTTTGACTTAAATATGTTCCCTCATATACCTCAATACTATCAAAATTTGCAATTCCATCAATTACAGACACGGTTATGTCCTCTGGAATACCAAAAACGAACGATTGGTTGTTAAATTGACCTCCTGTGCTTGCCACAGGGCCTGCTTTTAAAGTTAAATTTGCCGGAGTTGGTGAAATATCTGACAAATCAACGAAAAAATTAATATTTGTTCTTGAAGATTTCTTTGATCGAGGCACATAACCAATATTTCTAGCTAAAGAAACTACATTTTCACGTAAAGTTGCGGAATCGATGAAAACTTCATTCGATACCATGTTTGCATTATACGATGTGATGTAAGTATTGTAAGCTAATACGTCTAAAATAGTTGATAAGTTAGATCCCTCAAAGTCATAGTCAGTAAAATCTGAATTACTTTGAATGTAATCTCTTAAAGTTGATTTAATCTGCTCAAAATCCAGATTTGTAAAATTTATGAGTGCCATTTATCGAGTTGGAAGTAACACAAAATCTAATTGTTGTGGTGGAATATCAATACCTACGATCTCATACTTTATCGTAACATTCATTTCATTATCTTCCGGATTTGGAACAACATCCACACTCAATAATTTCACTCTTGGTTCATAATTTATGATTGAATTTCGGATTTCATCACGAATTGATAGTGAAGATACTTGATCTACAATCTCAAAAAGTGATTCTGATACTCTTGAACCAAATTCTGGTTGAAAAAATTTTTCTCCAGGCCTTGTAAAGACGATATTTCTTATCGAACGGGCAATTGCACTTGAATTTTTTAAACCAATAAGGTCATCATTGAGAGGATTAGTCTCAAATGACATACTTATATCCTTAAAACTCTGACTTACCCGCTGTTGAGGCATTAAAACGTACTTGATCTAACTTATTTATACGCTCTTATCCTAACTCTGGTTCAATATTGATTTCAACGTAATTAGCTTTTGTTTCTTTTGCTGTTTTCCAGAAATAATTCTCATCATTTCCAAGGCCATCACGGTCATGTCCGTTCTCAACTTGATAATATACGGTCGAAACCTTGAAATCTGGTGCTTTTGGCACCTCTGGAGTCAAACTATTATCAAAAATTCTCATTCGATTGTTCGGATACAGTGCAAATTGACCATTATCAAGTTCAATTAGATTATGAGACTTGTGTTCAGCAGGTTGTTCACTGGTTGAATAGTCAATTTGGTCAACACTTTCATGATAATTGTCAATCGTACAGATATAAGTGCCCGTTTGAGTGCCATAATCTCTTGTATAGATCTCATAATGCATTGAACCAATGAATTGTTTCGTAATTGTGGTCACTCCATAGTCCATACAGTTCCAAAATTGAAGATTATGCAGTTCCATATCAGGTGATGGCTTCTCAGGATCCGAGACAAACGCGGATATTGGCAATTTATCGAACATTGCAGCGTACTCAGGTAAATATGTCTCAAAATAAAAAGCACGTCCGGGAATCGATTTAACCGAAACCCAGACTCCTTTGACAAATTCACCGTGTCCACTCTTATGATCTGTTAAATATTCCTTTCTCACCCATACTTCATAGGCAGGAAGGTTTGCGATAAGGCAAGACATTGAAAAATTAAGTAGTTTTTACTATTTACCCTGTCCACGATATGCTTTTCGAGCAGCATTTCGAGAAGTTGCGGATAGTTTGGTTCGAGCCGAGCGGCCTTGACGAGTTTTTTTGGGGGTAGATTGAATTGTAACACCCCCCATGTTGTATTTTGTTGCCATTATTGATGTGGATTGTACTTATAAAGAATATAAACTGTAATAATAAAGAGAATTACGAGAAAAGAGAAGAAAATAATCATATGATTCGAGTTTTTTCATGTCCAACACGTATTCTTGGGTCGCACCAGATCTGAAAATCTGCTTTTTGAGCATCTAAACAGAAAGAAACGTCCTCACCACACATGTCCTGTACTTCACCTGACTCAAAAATCTGCATCTGAGGTGCAAACCAAGGATATTCGAGTTTCTCAAAAACTCCTTTTTCAATCATTACCCAGCCAAAACCAGTATAATCAACTGTAAATGGTTTTTTACGCTTACCCATAGTCTCAACAGTCTCGTGATTCATCACTCCACCGTTCTTACGGAAGTCATCTTCCTCTAACCAGTGAGCAACAGAAGTCGTTTGACCATCTTCAGTGGCATACCATCCTGCAACGATACCATTCTTCTTTGTTTCATCTTCAACTGCTTCGGCAGGTAATGCTAAATCGCATAGTTGCCAGAACTTGTTTGTGTCAAAGACAATATCACTATCAATCCATAACTGATAGTCATACTCTAACTTACCATCCCAAGGTTTTTGATTTGGGCCACGTAATACATTTGCTCCAAGAACTTTACATCGAGCAAAGTTTACCATAGATGAATAATCCTGAGATATCTGAATACTCATATTATTCTGAACCATGTCAAAACAAAGTTGAACAAAGTTCTTTAAAAAGATATAAGAGCATCCTCTACCGGGAAGGCAGAAGACAATCTTCTTTCCTTTCATTCGTTGTTTAATTGCATCGATGTCCCATTCAGGGCCTTTTGTTTTCGGTGCGACTGTTTTTACTTTAAATCCTTTTGCCATAAATGAAGATCACCTATACTAATTTTATCAGTTTATTTGCTGTTTGTCAATGTTATTCTCTTTCTCACACTTGAAATATATTCTTATCTGATGATACTTTTCTCTTACGTATTTCTTTGGTTCTGGTCTCTTATATGGATTGCGCTTCTTTTGAATTTGGTCATGTTTGTGATACATAAAGGTCATGAAGTCCCCAATGGGACTGCACCTTATTTATACCACTTAATATGAATCTTCTCCCGCAGGTTCTGTGTATATAACTTTACCCGGCCCACCATATCCAACCTTCCCTTTAATCTTTACATAGGATAAATCACTTTCAGTGTAATCCGTTTTTAATATCCCTACCATAACCTTTAACATCTCCCACGTCTCTTCAAACTGTTCTTCGTCCAAACAATTGTAGATACATCTATCTCTCGCGTAGATGTGGTACAGAGTATCTTCTTGAATTCCAACCATCTCTTTAAATAATGTTAATTGTATTTAGAGGATTCGGAACAAACCATACAAAGGTATGTATGATAAAAAGGATTTTGAAAAAACTCAAAAGGCGGTTTTTAGCCGCCGAAAAATTTTTATTTCTTTTTTGTTTTACGTTTGCGTTTTGGTTTCTTATCAACTTTATTTAAAAACGAAAAAACATAAAGTCCTATCGCCACCCATATTAGTATCGTCCACCCATAGTTCATTTTAAGCCAGGAAAAAAATTTTGATTTGGTTTAAATATCTCTCTCGCGTTTTGTCACCTCTGTAGGTTAGGGAAGTTGCCTTTTTTTATATACGGCATCGCGCCCGCCCCATCATAACATAAGGGCGTAAATAACTGTCTTTTCACTAACTGTTATTTACCAATTTTCACCCTTTGCTGTTAAAATTGCTTCATAAAATGGTGTGAATAAAATTTTCTCAGTACCATTCTTTGAAACTGTCACATAACCACATTTTTTTGCTAATGTTTTCTCGTTTGATGTTTCGTCTTCTCTGATGGTGTCTAGTAGTTCAATTCCGATTAGCATAATATAAAAGTGGTCTTATACTATAGGAACAATTTAAAGGGCTCCATTAATCACTATTTGTTTATACTAACTCAGTTAAAACTATCTACACTAAGTAACACTAACTTAGCACTAATTAACTGTGGAAAACTAACACTAACTACTCATAATTTAAGTCCTCAATAGTTACACTTAGGGCTTCACAATCCTCATCTAATTTGAATAACTTTTCATAGTTAATTTGGTGCGGATTAAAATCACTTAGTACTGACAGATTCAGCGTAATTCGATACTGTTTCTGCTGTAAATTAGACGCGGGAACTGTCATAAACTGTGCAGCCACTAAGTGTTATATAACCATTGTATATTATCTCTCAATTCTTGTCAATAATTATCTGTAATCTCTGATAATTCGTATCACCCCCACTTGCAATTTACGGGCGTTTGTGTTAGACTGCTCGCT